TAATAGTATTATTTTGGAAGATTCTATATCATCTAATTACCTAACAGCTCAACAGCTCTTACAAGTTGGTGCTAACGTTCTAATATCAACAGCTAATATAACTGTAGGTAATGCAACTGTTTATGGGCTATCTAACTCAACCATAACTCGTATGGTTAATGCATCCGGCTCAGCTAATCTTACCGCAACAAATTTTGTTGTGGGAACCTCTACAATCAATACTACTGCAATTGCAGCTGGTGCTAATGTTATTCTATCTACCACAGCTGTCAGCGTCGGCAATTCAACAGTTAATAATTTTAGTAATTCAACATATACACGTGTTGCTAATTCAACACAGTCCGTTGAAATTACTCCATTATCTATTAATGCCGGTAATTCATCAGTTAATACGACAATTACAGCAACATCGCTTCGCGTTGGTAATTCTACGTATTACGCAAATATTTCTACTGGCGCACTTGAAATTGTTAGAGGGTTAAACCCTCAAGTATCTCTTGATTCACCGACGCCACTCGTTCGCTCATTAATGATAAAAACCAATGGCTCATTACGTTGGAATATTTACGGAACAAATGAAGCTGAGAGTGGATCAGATGCTGGCTCAAACTTTGTCTTTCAGCCATACGATGATACTGGAAGTGCTAAGACAATAGCAATGAAGCTATCTCGTGATGGAACACCAGCTCAAATTAATTATGGATTATACATTAATGGTCCTACATATTCAAAGATAACATCTCTAGGCACTGCTAATGGAACTATCACTTGTAATTTTGCTAACGCAAATTATTTTGCAGTAACTCTTAACGGTACCGCAACATTTGATAATCCAACAAATATGAATCTTGGACAGTCTGGTGCACTGTTTATTACTCAAGATGCTACTGGGTCAAGAACTGCATCCTGGGGAACTAATTGGGATTGGACTGGTGGTGCAGCTCCTGTTTTATCAACAACCCCCGGCTCAGTTGATGTTATTCTTTTCGTTGTTCGTTCAAATACTAGTGTTGTTGCACAGGCACTGTATGGAGTATCATAATGACTATCGGTGGCGTAAACGATCTAATTATTGGCGCTGTCAATAACTATAAAATTGAAGGTAGTTTAAGATTTAGTCGCGAGCGACAAACTTACCTTACTCGAAAAAATAGTGCTACCGGTAATAGAAAAACCTTTACTTTTGCAACCTGGTTAAAACGAGGTAGTACATATCCAGCAGCATTTTCTATTTTTGACTACGGAAAATGGGATCCATCAGTAGCATCTCAATCGAATATTCGCATTCAAGGTGGAACATATGATGCACAACAAGGAGCTATTGAAATCTATGATTGGAATACTACATTCGTTTGGCGTGTAACAGCTATTCAAAATCTGTTATTAGATACAAGCGCATGGTACCACGTTTTAATAGCTGTAGATACAACACAAACCGTAGCATCTAATCGCGTAAAAATATATGTTAACGGAATTCTACAAACACAATTTGCTTATGCCAATTACCCATCTTTGAATGCAGACACGTATTTTAATTCTGAAGCAGCTAGCGATAGATTTATCGGCGCAACAAATAACTTAACTGAATTTTTTGATGGTTATTTGGCAGATACTTACTTCATTGACGGACAAGCTCTTACACCAGGCGCATTTGGATTAATGACTGATGACGGTACATTTGTTCCACGTAAATATACTGGTGACGTCGGAATAAATGGATTTTTTCTAGATTATAAAACAACTGCTAATGTAACCAATAAAGCAGCATACACAGAAAATTTTATATTTAATCCTAGCGGTTGGTCTATTCAAGGCACAACATCACGTATTGCTAACAGCGGCATTGCCCCTAATGGTGCTAATACCGCTACTAAACTTATTCAAAGTACACCAGATTTTGGCACAACACAACATTATATCTGGAGAACAAATTCTAATACATTTTTTTCTAACAACACACAATATACTGTTTCGTTTTATGCTAAAGCACAAGAAACGAAAGTGTTACAATCGTTTATTCCGAGTCAACATGCTGGTGGTACAGCTCTAACGGTAAATTATGATTTAGAAAATGGTGTAGTGCAAATTTTATCTGGAAATGCTAATACATCTGCTAACATTCAACACGTAGGAAATAATTGGTATAGAGTTTCAAAAACATTCATTTCTAGTCCAGCTATTACTACCTCTGGACAGATTCAACTTAAACTCCTAGACAGTGCTAATAATAATAATTATGTTGGTGATGGTGTTTCGGGTGCTTTGATATGGGGATATCAAGTAAATCCTGGTCCAACACCAGATCCATATCTTTTTACATACTCAGGTTCTCAAGCTAATACTGATGGTGTGAATATTACCGGCTATGGATTCGGGGTTGATAAAAGTTCTACGGGATTAAATACTTACTTGCCTGTGAATCTACAAATTAGTTCTAATACGTTTATAAGCGACATCACTTTTGATTCACCAACAGATTATAGTGATGGTAGTATTTACGGTCGAGGAAATTATTGTCAATTTAATATCAATGATACTAATGAGATATCCTTTGTTGGCTGTGCTGCAACTCGCATTGGTGGATCAGCTAATAGTAATATCGGAGTAGGCACTATTGCTGTTCCTACTTCAGGTAAGTGGTACTTTGAAGTTATGGCTGCTAATACACCAGGAGCCAATGCTGGTATTAATATCGGATTTGTTGATGCGCAAGCCAGCGGAACAACACCATTAATAACTACCTATACCTACCCTAGACTACTTTATATCAATAATGGAACTAGAATTCATACAGGTGGAATGTCAGGAGCCAACGCTTCTGGTTTAGCAACATTTGGCAATAATGATGTTATTGGTGTTGCTCTTGATAGAGCAACCGGAAATACAACATTCTATAAAAATAATGTTGCCGTTACATCTATTAACGTAACATTATTAACTAGCTTACCCGTCAAACCTTATGTTGAAACATACTCTGGCACTCAAGCTTATGTTAATTTTGGAGCGACTCCATTTCGCTACACACCCCCTACTGATTATAAACCTCTTAATACAATTAATATGCCAACACCGCCTATTACTAGACCTAAACGATTTTTTGAAGTCAAAACTTGGGCTGGTGACGGAACTACATCAAGAGATATTAGCGGATTTGAATTCGCTCCAAACCTTACAATTATAAAAAATCGTACTGCTAATAATTGGTGGAATGTATATGATACTCAGCGTGGTCCGGGCGCTGGATTATTTTTGAATAGCCCATTTATTCTCGGTAATAGTAAAGGTAATGAGGTATCTAATAATGTTGCAGGATATCTTAGTGCATTTAATCCTAATAGTATAACTTTAGAGCGAGCTTCAACCGGTATTGATGTTAATGCTTCAGGTAATGGTTATATTGCTTATACATGGAATGAAAATATTAGCTCTGGACTCGATATAGTTTCTTGGAGTGGTAATGGTGTAAATAATCGCTCAATTGCACATAATCTAGGTGTAAGACCAGGATTAATTATTGTAAAAAACAGATCATCATTTACACCCACTGCCTGGCGTATCTGGGTAAATGGTATGGCAAATAATCATAATTTACAATTTAATAATACCAATTACTTTGACACTCCTGTTAATACCACAGATGGTGGTATTGGTTCTGCTAATAGTACAGTATTTACTCTTGTTGCGGGCACTACAAATATGTTAGCAGTTAATGAGAATGATGGTAGCAATTACATCGGATATGTTTTTTCTGCTGTTTCTGGATATAGTCAATTTGGTTTATATCAGTGTACAGGTGATCTTAATGGACCGTTTATATACACAGGATTTAAACCAGCATTAGTTATGATAAAAGCTGCATCAATTGGATCAACAGCAAATTGGGTTGCATTTAATAGTGTTTCAGATAGAAATGCTGTTGAAGGCAAATATGAGCTATATCCTAACACAGATTATCCAGAAGCAGGTACGGGAACAGATATTTGGACTTATGCAAACGGATTTAAAGTAACAGATTGGACTGAAGTAAACGCGCCAGCTCCTGGCGCTTATGCATATGCTGCGTGGGCGGATATTCCATTTAAATTTGCGCGAGGTAGATAATGTATAAATTAGGTGATCGATATATTCAAGCGGATACGCCGTTTGAGCATAACGGTATTCGTTATCCTGCCAATTGGCTTCGTTTATCATCTTCTGAAGAAAAACAAGCAATAGGCTTAGTTGAAATTCAATACTTAGAACCTATTGATCGACGATTTTATAAACCGCTTGATGCTAATGGAATTGATATAGAGGTTCCTATTCCTCGCGAATTATCAGAAGTTCAAGACGAACAAATACAGTCTATAAACGAAACAATGAAAATTATTCTCACTCCAACAGATTGGGTAATTGTTAAATCTTTAGAAACAGGTGAGCCTATTCCTAATAATATTAAAGATTTTAGAGCCAGCGTGCGTGCTACCGGATTTAAAATAAAAGAAAAAATTAAAGCTGCTAAAGATATTGAAGAAGTAAAAACTATAGTAACAACAGTAACCTGGCCTTCCCGAAGTCAACTATAATAAATACTTAGAAATTTAACTTCACGGATGTACTATGGCAAATAAACAAAATCTCTATGTTGATCAGGGTACAAGCTTTTCTAAATCATTCATAGTTACAAACTCTAACACAACACTGGCTAATTTAACTGGTTATACCGGACGAGCTCAATTTAGAAAAGAATATACATCTTCTGATTATACAAATTTTACAGTAACTGTTACTCCTAATAATAGCGCAGTTACAATATCACTAGCTGCTAACGTTTCTTCAGAAATAGAAGCTGGGCGTTATGTATATGATGTCGAAATTGAATCTAATACAGGTATTGTTACGAGAGTTGTTGAAGGATTTCTCGTATTTACTCCAGAGGTAACTCGATAATGGCTGAACCAACAACTCGCGCAGAATTTCGTGAATATTGCTTGCGTCGTTTAGGCAAGCCCGTAATTGCTATCAATGTTGCTGAATCACAAATAGATGATCGTATAGATGATGCCCTTAAAAAGTTTTATCGCTATCATCATAATGGACATTTAAAAACATATTTAAAATACCAAGTAACTCAAACTGATAAAGATAATCGTTGGTTGCCAATACCTCAAAATATTCAAGGTGTAGTAAATATCTTTTCTATCGGTGGCGTTGGAACTACCTCTGGTATGTTCGATATTAGGTATCAAATTGCACTTAACGATCTTTATCAATATATGAACGACACTGTGGTGCCATATTATATGAATCGTATGTATTTGTCGCTTATTGAAGAATTATTTGTTGGAAAACAACCAATTAGATATAACAGACATGACAATAAAATTTATATTGATATGGATTGGAATCGAATTGATGTAGGCAATTGGTTAATTGTGGAGGGTTATTTAGAAATCGGTCCGAATGATAATCCAGACGTCTGGGGTGAAGAATGGCTTCAAGCTTACGCAACTGCTCTTATCAAAAAACAATGGGGATCAAATCTTACTAAATTTGTCGGCACCCAACTTATGAGTGGTATTCAATTTAATGGTGAAAAAATTTATAATGATGCTGTAGCTGAAATTGAGGAGCTTGAGCAAGATCTTATGGATTCTGAAGTCCCACCTGAATTTATTATAGGGTAGAGACTAATGTATCATCTGTTGTATGAAACTACAAATACTATTAATGGAAAAAAGTATAGAGGTATACACTCTACAACTAATTACGATGATGGTTATTTAGGTTCAGGTGATGCTATTAGAAAAGCTATTAAAAAGTACGGTAAAGAATCTTTTACACGAGAAGTTTTAATTGAAGCTACTAGCAGACATGAGCTAATTGAATTAGAAAAACAATACGTTAATAGTGAATGGGTTTCTAGAATTGATACCTATAATGCAGTAAGAGGTGGTCAGAGATCAGATATGACACCGGAAGAAACAAAGAAAAAGATCTCCGCTACACTAAAGGGTAAACCTAGACAACCACGTTCAGAAGAAACTAAGCGCCGTATATCTGAAAAGATGAAAGGTCGTGTATCTCCTATGACAGGTATGAAGCACTCAGAAGCTACAAAAGAAAAAATGCGCATGAAAGCGTTAGAGACTCGTTCTGAGCGCATTGCTGTGTTGCGAGGCTTAGTAGCTGAAGAAAACAGGGCTAAGTACTACGCTAATAGAAGAGCGATGGCATAATGACCGTAACAAACCCATATTTCAATAACACAGATGAATTCGGAGAGCAAAATTTAGTTAACGAATTAGTTATTGAAACAATTAAAATACACGGCATCCCCGTTTATTACATGCCGCGAACACTTATGAATCCTGATTATCTTTTGATGGAAGATCCCACATCAAAATTTAATCAGCAATACATGATTGAAATGTATGTAAAATCTTTTGGCGGGTTTGAAGGTCAAGGAGATATTATTACAAAATTTAACCTTGAATTACGCGATGAACTAGTACTCGTTGTTGCTCGTGAGAGATTTTTAAGTGAAATTGGAGACCGTGTAAATTTACCCAGACCATCAGAAGGTGATATTATTTACTTTCCGCCATCTAGAGATTTTTTTGAAATTAAATTTGTTGAGCATGAATCTATGTTCTATCAATTAGGTAAACTCTACGTATGGGAACTTCGCTGTGAGAAACTTGAATACTCTTCTGAGCGTATTACAGTTCCTGATAATGAAGAAATTAATGATGAAATTGAGAGTGTAAGTTACGATATTTACTCACAGGCTATTCTCACATCTAACGGAGATATTCTTTCTGCTTCAGATGGTACGCAAATATTGTTTACACCTCTTCTAATTAAAACGCGTGAACCACTATCACAAAATAAAATTATTCAAGATGAAGCTGAAATTCTTTTTGATTTTTCACAACCTAATCCTTACATAGCGAAGCCATAATGAACGGGTATTTTTATCACAGCTTGATGCGTAAGTATATCTTATACTTTGGAACCATTTTTAACAATATTTGTGTTGTGCGCAAAGGTGTGCAAGATCAAGTTGAACAGATAGTTTCAGTGCCTATCGTATATGGACCTAAATCTCATTGGTTGACTCGTTTACGTCAAGATCCAGATCTACTTAAAAGTACAGCTATTGAATTGCCGAGAATGTCGTTTGAAATAATCGGTATGAATTATGATGGCGAACGTAAACTTCAAACTCTTAATAAAACTTTTAAAAAACAAGGCAACGGGCTAGTCAATCAACAATTTACACCGGTACCTTATGATATCAATTTTCAATTAACCATTTATAGTAAGAATGCTGATGATGCGCTTCAAATTGTTGAACAAATTTTACCCTATTTTAATCCGGATTATACCGCCACGCTTAAACTTATTGATGGCGTCGATTATAGTGTTGATGTACCTATCATTCTGGCTTCCGTAGTTAATGAAGATTCATATGAAGGCAGTTTAGAAGCAGATAAACGGTATATTTTTTATACATTACTTTTTAATATGAAAGCATATTTCTGGGGTCCAACTAACAAAGCTGGACTTATTAAAAAAGCCATTATTAATTTTTTCACCGATACTGCTGCGCGCCGATCAGACATTACATATGAGCAGAACATTGGTATTTTTGAAAATTATGAATATATTACACAAACACAACCTAACGGAAAAACTGCTCAGGGTATAATATATTATAGTAATACCTCCACATTAAAGCTCCATTCTGTTGAGGGTAATTTTGAACCGGGGCTAATTACAGGATTAACTAGCAATGCAGTCGCCACAGCTATCACCATTAACACTACTAGCTATGCAGGCGAAAGAATCGTGGTTCAGCCTGCAATGCTTCCAAATGGCTCTCCGACTACCAATACAGCTCTATCTGTACCACTTGAACAAATTGGACCAGGAGATACGTACGGCATTTCAGTAAATATTGAGGATTTATAATGAAAAAGGATCCAATTTCAGAAGCATTGGGTATGAATAATTTAATTTCGTCGCCAACATCTCACACCGTTCAAGTTATTGATCATGAAGAAGTAGATCATTCAACTCAATTTGAAGAGGTAAAAACAAATCTTAAACAATTATTATCAAAAACAACACCAGCTTTAAATAATTTAATAGATGTTGCAGTAGCATCTGAATCAGATAAAATTTACTTAGCATTAGCTGCGTTAATAAAGTCAATTACAGAAGCTAATCGTGAGTTAGCAGACACAACTGTAAAACAAGCTCAGCTTACCGGTGATAGAAATCCTACAACAATTAATAATAACCTTAATATTACCGCTACAGATCTACTAAAAATGTTAAAGAGTGAAGTCAATGAGAACAAATGATTATTACCTCGGTAACCAGAAACTTAAAAGAATAAACGTTCCTATAAACTATTCATCTTCAGAAATTAAAGAATTTTTAAAATGCGCTAAAGATCCTATTTACTTTACAAAAAAATATGTAAAAATTATTAATGTTGACCGCGGTATTATTCCTTTTGAGCTATACGATTTCCAGGAAGATATGCTTAATGTCATGATTAATAATCGATATTCAAGTCATAAACTTCCTAGACAGAGTGGTAAAGCTCTTGATATTGAAACTGATATTCCGACCATAAGTGGTTGGAAAAAAATGAAAGATATTCAAGTTGGCGATCGTGTGTTTGATATGTCTGGGCAATCGTGCAGCGTAACATATAAATCAGAAACATTTTATAAGCCGACGTATCGTATTACATTTTCTGATAAAACAACTACAGATGCTTGTGAAGATCATATTTGGTATGGATTTGATTATCATGGCACTAATAAGTATCGCAAACAGTTGCGCGAATTTACTACTAAACAAATTGCCGAAACTGGCGTTATGCTTTATAACTCTGAGTATGAATATCGTTACGCAGTACCATTAAATAATGCTGTGCAGTATCATAAACAAGAACTACCAATAGATCCTTATACTTTAGGACTATGGTTGGGAGATGGTACTTCATCTAACGGTACTTTAACTATGCATGAAGATGATTTTAATAATATTAAACATCTAATACCATACCCTATTCACTCTATTCACCGCTATAATAAGAAGAATCCTTCAATATTGTCGATTAATATTGAGGGCTTTCGCACGCTGTTGCGTGAGAATAATTTATTAAATAATAAACATATTCCTAGTAAATATTTAATATCAGCTGAGAATCAACGCAGAGCATTACTATGCGGCTTAATGGATACAGATGGTTATACAGATGGATTAAATGTAAGCTTTACACAATGTATAAAACATGAGCAGCTTGTAGAAAGCGTAAATGAGTTAATTTGCTCTTTAGGTTATAAGATTAGACGCTATGTATACAATAGCGATAAGCCTAGTATAACATTAAGCTTTAATACGCATGATGAAAAGGTATTTTGTCTATCTCGTAAAAAGGATAGACAAAAACTAACATCATCTACCAAATGTAGAAAAAAACAAATTATTAGCATTGAATTAATAGAAACTAAACCGACACAATGTATATCTGTGGATAGTCCTTCACATACGTACCTATGTACTAAAAATTATACAGTTACTCATAATACAAGTTGTGTAGTTGCACTTATGTTGTGGTATACTTTATTTCATGAAAATTATAGCATTGCTATTCTAGCTAACCGCAAAGAACAATCACAAGAAATTTTATCACGCTATCAATTAGCTTATGAGAATTTACCTAAATGGCTTCAACAAGGTGTTGTTGAGTGGAACAAACGATCTATTGAATTAGAGAATGGTAGTAAAATTGCTGCTGATGCTACAACGGGATCAGCTGCGAGAGGTACTTCTAGAAATATGATTTACCTCGACGAGTTTGCATTTGTTGACAACAATTTACAAGATGAATTCTTTGCATCTGCATTTCCAGTTATTTCTTCTGGTAATACGACAAAAGTTATTATGACTTCAACACCCCACGGGTTGAATAAGTTTTATCAAATGTGGGCTAGTGCTGAAAAAGGTCGAAGTGAGTTTGTGCCGTTTGCTATCGAGTGGTCAGACGTGCCTGGGCGAGATGCTGCCTGGAAAGAAAAACAAATTGAAAATATGGGTGAAGAAAAATTCAGGCAGGAGTTCAATACAGAATTCATTGGCTCTTCAAACACTCTTATTGATCCAGCAGTTTTATTAAGACTGCTTAAAGAGGATCCACTATATTCTACTCCTCAAATCGCTGTATATGAAGAACCTGAGAGAGGTAAAAATTACGTAGTTATATGTGATGTTTCACGAGGTGTAAATAATGATTATTCAGCATTTACAGTTATAAACATTTCTACAATTCCATATACGATTGCAGCAAAATTTAGAGATAATAAAATATCTCCTATGCTGTTTCCTAATTTTATTCATCAATTCGCAACAAAGTATAATGAAGCATTTGTTCTTGTTGAAATTAATGATGCTGGTCA